CAAGACCCGAGCGCTTTTCATTCCCGAGACGCATGACGTCTTACTTGGGAGTACTTTTTATGAGAAATTTAAAGTCAGTTGGATTAACTCTGGTTTATACGAAAGTGAAATTTGGTTAGGTCATTCTGACACTCATGGGGGTTTCCACAGAAGGTATTTGAATGTCATTAAACATTCGTATCATAATGAGATTGATGGTAAACAACATGATGCTCATGTTGAAAAACCTATTGAACTTTTTGCTCTTGACATTTTCTGAGATTGTTGAGCAAGTCACAAAAATTCCGAGGGTTTTAAAAAATATTTTATTAATAGTTTTGTTAATAAAAAATACGTTTCTAATTCGGGTGGAATTTTTAGTGTTAGGAAAGGTATCCCCACAGGACACGCTTTCACAAGTTTAATTAATAGCATATCTACCTGGGTCATTTGAACTATTGTCATAGAAAGATGTCCATATTTTGCAGACATTAAACTTAATTACAGTCTCCAGATTCAAGGTGACGACGTTGTTATCTCTTCTGATTCACAACTAGAAGGAAGATATAAGAAAGAAGTTGAAGAATGAATTTTAATTAATTTGAATTATAGAGTTTCATTACCTGATAATTTAAACTCAACAATTAATTCAGGAGTTCATCAACAAGCTTCTTTTCTCAAGAGAATCTTAGAAGGAAATCTCGTTTCTACACGCTTAAAGAGCGTTTATGAAAAATTGATTTACGGTCCTGAAACAATTAAAAGTAAACACAACAGGTATTTTTATCTGCGACGGCGTATTCGAGATTTGGTTGTCTCTAATCAATCAGATGTCGATGAGCTAGGCAGGTATTATGCTTTCTTTAAATTGTTCGGTCAGAAAGAGAAGGAGCTTGAGTTTATATATAAGAGTCTCATCCCACTCTTAATTAAAAACCGTAATGAACCGATCAATAATTTAGAGACTGTTCTCGATTGTTTTTCGGTATCCAGGAATGAATTCGATTCTCTCTCAAGAGAAGAATCTAAAAGAATCAACAGCTTTTATGAAGTTGATTACTTAAACTTAAAGTTTGAAAGAGACTATAAAGACTACTGAGATAATAGAGGAATCAGCCTTCCTGTTTGAAAGTTAATCAGGTCGAATGATTTTTGACATTATACTACTAACTATAACCATGTCTGACGCATTATGAATTCATAATGTTTATCACGGTTATCAACAATGTGTATGTCTGATGTTATGAATTAGACTCAATTATCGTGATGTGTATATTTTCCCCACATGACCTAGTAATTGCGGATAATGTAGATGTATCTTTGTTTTACATAATAAC